TGTTCTGATACTGGAGGCAGTGTTGCCAGTGCGTCGTCCCCGCACACAGATAAACAAAGGTCGTGAGCGATCCTCTGCACGTGTCCTATGTTTAACTCCAGTAGTGGCACCTTATGCCAGGCAGAGCAAATAGAGAGAAGCATTGCGACGCCATTGAGCAGTGCGTTAGCAAATGCTGTGTCATCTCTCCCGCTAGCGTTCATCACGCGCCCAGCAAATTTGAATGGCCCAATCGTGCCTTTCGGGGCCCTCCAAACCTCAAGAACCTTTCTGAAAGCAGCATCGTTCAAATGCCGGCCATAAAACGACTCGACGAAAGCCCACGTATCCTCATTGTGGGAGCTGTCGTACATCGAATAATCTGACCAGAGAATAAGGCGATCACCCATAGTAGTTATGCGGTGAAGCCACTGCTGCAATAGTTCTGGTGTTGTGCTTCCGTAGAAAAGGACGTTGTCAACATGCCACTGCTTTTTGAGCCAGTCTAAATGAGGCTTAATTACTGGTCCTGCGATGCAGTGGGTTACATCATGGGGGGCATTTATCAATCTCCCCAAAAGAGATCGCATGGGCACTACCCCCCCATCATCCTTTGAAAACATTGGGACAAGCTCTTGTTTTAAGAAAGAGGAGAACAATGCATATTTAGCTGTCCACGCTGTTTTCTTCCACAACAGCATTGCCTGGCGTAAGACCTTTTGTCGGTTAGGTGGCATAGAATCAAGCCACTCCTCATCCGTCATGCGGTCGGGGGTCTGTTGTGCCATAGGCAATATTTCCGAAACAAATTGACTGGCCCATCTCCACAACCCAGCATCAGGCGCAGGCGCTACCCTAAAGAGTCGATAGATAGCTGCTAATACCTGGTTGAGTGTGGTCTTTGCCACAACCGTCGGGTTACACCCAGAAATCGCTGGGCCGACTAGTTGAAACAAAGGGGTCTCTGGCAGATCAACTTTGATCTTGGCCAAATCTGAGACCTCAAGGTCAATCCAACGGGTTGTTGCCCGCTGTTTTGTCCGAATTGCTTCGGGGGCATCTGAAGCACGCAATTTGATAGCCCCCGGTGGGAGGTCAATTCTCATGACCTTCTCATCTATCAGATTCCCTGAGCCTGGCAGGTTCACAAGTCCGGAATTTCCACCTGCTGCTTTTAGGCCCGATCTGACATGCTCCCCCAATGGGCTGACGAAGCCCACCAGTCTCAGCCTCCACGCGCACACTGCACAGATGCGATGCTTCCAGCGATACTTCATCGCCGGAGGACCACTACCGCAACTAATGCAGGAGCGTGGATGGCTCCTCTATTGGAGAGCATAGGCAGCGCCCTGGTAGCCGACAAGGCGGCTAGCATAGGCACTTGCCTGAATCACGTCCTTCACCAACAGAACTGGGTCATATGAGGAAGGCAACTTTCCATCCTCAAGAGCGGAGAGCGCTTGGTTCCTCTGGTCGTTGATCAATGCTTTATACTCATCAGGAGCAGCATTGGCAAGGACACTGAACACGCATCTAAGCCAAGACCTCTTTGAGTCAAAATTAGCCTGACTAGGCAAATGGCTCAAGCAGTATTCTTGCAGCGAGAGAAAGACCACATGCTCGGTGTGGAAGGGGATCATCCGCCCAACCAGGCCTGCAATAGTGGCCACACTCCGCTCAAGTGAGAAGAACATGATTTGGTTTTCCCCTTCTCCAACTGTGTAGGGGTCAACGA